CAGAAATGGAACATTGACAGGCATCATTACCTGTGCCCATGGCAAATCTGCGGTAGAAACAATCTCAGGATCTTTTGGATGATCCCCAATTACTCTTACCTTGTAACGATAACCGCCCTTATTATTTTCTTCATCACGAGCGTTACCTTCAATTTGTCCAATCCACCAACTGAAACCGTCTTGACCGACTCTTCCAGTTGGCTTTATCTGCGAGAATAGGTCCATTTAATCATCGTATATTAAACATTCTGGTTCATCTGGATGTTGATCACAAAAAAGTTCAATAGCATTAGGATCATGGTGGTCACCTGCTTCTATCTCATCTTTATGATGCTCAACATACTCTTCTAAGTCATGTAATTCCTCCTTATAGTGGCGACGTGCAGCAGGATTTGTTTGTGGATCATCTACGATCTGTTTATCCTTAGCAATATGGTCTTCTATACTTTTCATATTAGAGAATACCTCCTTATCAATTTATTTAGGACAAAAATACGTCGTTATATCTAGACTCTTCACCAGGAACACCATAAGAATCTCTTACAAGATTTAGTGTGGTTGTGAAACTACCATTTCCAGAGGAAGGAGGTAGCAATGAATAGTTATGAACGACTTCATATACTAAGTATACACCACTACTCTCTGGATCGTAGGGTTCTGTCTCGGAATACGCATTTGGCTGCTTATTCTTTAATTTAATCTCAACCTTATCACCTGCACAAATCAGTGAGTTTCCAGGTATAACAACAGTACATTGCTGTTGTTTCATCAATTCATATCTAGTATTACTCTGAGCAGCAAAATACTTAACCCAATCACCATAAGTTGTTGGATTTTGAGAACCATCCTGATCTTCTGGAGATGCTATATCACCTCCATTAAAAAATGTCTCATGATCAACAAAAGAAGTTATGATCCTTGAATGCTTCTCTGCTAGATTTCCTTGTAGAGCAGGTAATGAATTTTGCTTCTCTTGAGCACCTAGATGTGCCATATTATCATAAGCATCTTTAAGAGTATAAGTTACCTCTTCATAATAACCTGTTGAATAATTAAATAAAGCTACTTTAGATGAATACTTTCCTTTTCTAAGAGACTCCAATATATTCATATCACTTCCAAACATAGAGAAAAGAACAGCAAACTGAGTATCTCCTGCATCATCATTACCCAATTGTTCTACATATGGACCCCAACTTTTTGATATCAAGTCTGGTGCTGCAAAAGTAGATCCTTCAACATCAGCAAGAGCATCTAATGAAAAGAAATTATATCCTCGTCTATTTTCCCAAAAATAAAATCCAGCACTACCTTTTATCTTATTTTCAGTAATTTCTGACCCATCCTCATTCTCACCAATTTTTTCTTTAGTAAAAGTAGCCTTAGATGAAATACTTCTTGTTGCTATACTATTAATAATATCAAACGGTCTTCTTCTACAAGGCAACATTTTAGTTTCAAACATTGTTGTTTCTGAATAAACCTTCTTTGGAGATTTAAGAATTTCTGGACCTAATAGTTTACTAACAATAGAATCCCCCTTACCTATTATTGGAGCATTTAACCTAGTAGCCTCATTAACTAATGCTTCTTCAGAGATCAAAGCTATAGTATAGTTTTGTAAATTTTGTTGTGCGTATCTACTTTGCACTGAAAAAATCTTAAAATTGTATATAACTGGTTCAGATTCTATAATTGTTGCTAAAGCAATCTCTACTCTTTCCATTCCTTGAACAGGAACTGAATTAAGCAATCCACCTCCATCAACTATGTTAAGTCTAGCTGCTACAAAAGGCGACGTAACATTCTCAGAATATACAAAATATTGAATAAGATCCAATCCAACTACAATAGGATCCCTACCATCATTAGGATATATCTTACAATACCTAAACTCAAATTCTTGTGAGGAGTTGGATTCTGCCATGTTTATAAGGTAGCAATAGCTAGACTAGAGAATGCAGTTAAGAAATCTCCATGACCATCCGTAGGACCAGAGAAATTAGGTGTAACTTCTGCTTTTTCATTACCTTCTGCATTAGTTTGATAATAATTGTTTACTATCATTCCACTATTACCACCATTTAATGAAGCTGCATTGGTTGCATCTGCGGCTGTTACTGATGTAGGTGTAACACCACCAAGATTTTTCTCAGTCTGATACTGATTTAACTGCTTTAATAAATCTGTTGAAACATTAACTCCCTCAACAGTATCTCCAGGAGATGATGTTAATATTCTAGTAATCTGCCCATCTGATAATGTATCAAAAACTGATCTATTAGAATCTGAAACCTCTACATGTGAAGTATCATTATCGTTTTTACGATGGAATATGTTAGGAATTTCCAATCCACCAATAGTAAATACTCCATCACCTTCTTCTCCTCCAGTAAAATTCCTAATCTTATCCTGTATACCACCACCTGCAACCCAACTATAAGCATTTGCTAGTGCTTCAGTAGTTTTATTAGATATATTAACTATTCCTTGTTTTAATTTATTCATATTATCACCAAGACCATTCCAAACATTTCCAACCCACTCAGTTGTACCACTCCAAACATTTGAAAGATTTTCTTTTGTACCTTCCCACATACTCTTAAGACCTGGTACAAAAGTCTCTTCCCAAAATTTAGATATATTAGGACCAATATTTGAGAAGAAATCACCTATACCGCCTGTAATATTACCAATAAAATTACCAAGACTTGAAAATCCACCTTTCTTATTCCAGAAATTAGATAATCCATCACCTTGAAGTTCTACAAACTTATTCTTATTGTCGGTCATGGCTTTAAGCCATCCTTCACCAAACATTGTAAAGGTATCCAAAGTTAAAGGCATAACTGCCTCTGGATTCATATCAGGTCTATCATTAAGTAGAGCAGGGAAATTTTGTCCTAGTGGTATTCCTCCATCTTGCATAGAAGCCATATCTTTGGCCATCAATGCAGAATCAATACCAACTGATATACCAGTTCCAACTCCAGGAAACATTGATGCTGTACCAGATGCTAATTCTAATAATGCACCACCCCAATCACCTCTACCAAGTCTTTCAGCAGCAAAAAGAGCACCAAGACCAAGACCTACCAAAGGAATTTTCTTGCCAAGCATCTTGCCAGCACCTTGCTTAACAATTTTCTTACCAGCCTGTTCAGTTCCTTCTCTTCCTAGATACTTCCCAATTCGACTCATAAAGTTCTTTTTACCTTGCTGAACCAATGGTTTACTATTCTTACCAGGAAGTGCAATATGATCAAAACCTTTTACTCTTGAAAGACCTGTCTTACTTCCAGAACCAGTTGCTTTAGAACTAAGAATACGAGCTCCTGCTCTAGTTAATCCTCTAGCGGCCAAACCACGCATTGCCATACCAGACAATGCTCCCACAGTACCAAATAATGCACCAAGAGCACCACCGCCACCACGACCTCCACCTCTAGTATCAACATAAGGGTCTGTTCCAGAGCTTAACTTCAGATCGTCTAGCTCATCCATTTCCCTCATAGCAAGAGCATCTGCATTTGCCTTAGCAGCCAGAGCAAGTTGATCACTATGAGATTTCTGTAATATAGAACTTTGATTATCAATTGCTCCTCCAATAGCCCAGAGAAGTGCATTTTGTTTGTTTAATTCTAGTACTATCGGATCTGTGATGCTTGTTGCCATCACATCAATTATATCGCTACCACCACCAGGTTTACCATTTCCACCCTTTGCAGTAACCATTTCTCCACCAAATACATCTGGGTAGAAAGTTGTCTGATCTAATCTCTTACCAAAAAAACTGGAACCCAATCCAGAGTCAGGCATTTCTACTTTTACAAATACATTATTATTTGTTTGAGTAATACCACTACTACCAACAGCTACAATAGCACCACCCTCCTCAGTGGTTTCCTCTCCACCTTTGAGTTTGTCTTTATGTTTATCAATTAAATCCCAGATTTGAGATAACCAGTCTTTATCACCTCTGGTATCTTGATATCCTACGGTTCCACTAGCCATTTTGTTTTTGTTGTTGTGCTTTTTGGTGTTGTTTCACTGCTTCAAGGTGTTGCATTACTAATGTAACGTAAACTTGCCTTTCCCAAGGCATCATATTTTCTATTTCACTCAAGCTATATTTATGATGATGCATCAAAGCAAAATTCAACTTATAGTACCCCTCCAACGAATTATGAAAGAGGGCTACCCGAAAAAATTGCTTAAGCCCGTTATAACAAACTCTGAAGGTACTCCAGTATTGGGGTTTTTCACAACAAACCTATGTTCTACTCTAGGAACAGTTTCAAAGAATTTTTGAATTTTCTGAAATTGCTGTGTAGTAAGATTCTCTATAAATTCAACAAATTCCTTCTTAGTTGTAGTAGATGAATCATATACCTCTTCCTTATCATATATCTGATCTACACATTCCGCTATAATTTCAGTTATAGTATCGGCAGTTGGAGATTGTCCAATTATAGATCCACTTACAAATTGATTATATCCAGGATATTTCATAATAAGTCCCATATCATCGGAAAGCTCAATTTTCTTATTATGATCTTTTGGGTATACAACTTCTACATCATTCAAATCCAAAGTATGCGAAACTTTAGTCTCATTATCATCTTTGCAAACTACCTGCAATTCTACCTGTTCTCCAACAGAAACTGCACGAATATTGAGAAATATTAGTTCTAAATCAAATAGAGTCAGTTCTTCGACTTTAATTCTTGATTGTATGCAATTCTTCAATAAAGTCTTTATAGCATTTTCTATTTGATTATCATCTTTAGTATCTAAAGCAAGTAAAAGTAGTTTTTCTTCTTTTACAACAAATGGGCGATATTTAATTTTCTTGCCTGTAGATGGTACTACCAACTCATACGTTGGTAACGCCGATTTTGGTAATGCCATAAAATGTAATTCAAATCGTATATTTATTTAGCTCGACTTTTTCAGGCGATTTTTTGCCGAGTAAAT